GACGATTCGCTCTTTGATCAATACCGATCTCACCAGTTATGGGATCGACTGTTGGCTTGAATATGGCGTTATAAGCAGCCTGGGCATTATTGGTCAGATTGGTCTGGAAGTTAGCCAGTGAGGGATCAGTGGTGTATGTAGCACCACCAAACTTATCGAAACTTACAGAACCAGGGCCAGCAGTAACCGTGAAAGGATTGAATTTGCCAGTCTCCTTGACGTTGCTAATCAGATTGTTGCTTCGAGTCAGAGCATCATCACCCAAGTTCTCTAGCCTATTGATCGCAACATTACCCAAACCGACTTGAGCCAAGCCAGCTAGGTTTGTGGGATTACTTATGAAAGTGTGGAACGGATTGTGAGCCATTAGTAAGTCCCTCCGTCAATCGTTGTCACTGTTGTCGTGCCAGTTACAGTCAGATTCGCAACTGTCACAGTGCCTGTGAATGTCGGAGATGCTGTGTTGCTCTTGCTGTTCACTGCAGTCTCGATCAGATCGAACTCAGCATCGATCTCAGACCCCTTCACAACCTTCAAAGCGTTGCCGGATGTCAGGCTATCTTTTGAAGTGAAATTGGTTGCTTTAGTGTAATTGCTCACTACCTATCTCCTATATCATCCTTCCAACTAAGCTCTGAACATTGAGCTGCTGGATTGCAATTTCTTTTCCATTCACAGTTGTTTCCAAACCAATCTGAACGACAGTCCCAGACCCACTGGCATTGATTCTCTGCGTGTTAATCAATACCGAACTGGAGCTATATTCTGCTGTCGTGTTGTACTCGCTGATATTGTATTGAGCAGCGTTGATAGCAGGCAGAGAGAAGGCTCTCTTTGTGTAATCTGCTGAATAGTCGTATCCATACTGCAAAGACACCCTGGCATCAGAGCCATTGAATGTCGTTAGATTGATCTTCTTCAAAAACTTCAGCCTGGAACTGTCACCGAAATCGAGCGGATGGCTGAAATAGCTCATCGTGTACGAATTTCCGTTATCTTGTTGAGTGTCATACTTAGCCAGACCATCCTCGACCCCAAAGTACAACTCCTCGTCATCGAAGAGGTACATCGAAAGAGGCTCGATCCCACTCCAGGTTGTAGCTCGGAAACTGCCATCTTCAAGCGGAAATCTCGTGTCGAAGACAAATAAACCACTGACACCAGTGAACACACACAAAATGAAAGCATTGTTCGGATCGAAGACCATCTTTAGATTGTCACCATCACTGGCAATGAATGCCTTGATGTCGAAGTTGACGTTCCTGCTGATGTCTCCAATCGGAGCAGATTTCTCTTGAATCGTTCGACCCAAGCTTCGAACACCAGAGAAATCGGTAAAGATTACATCCTTACCAGTGTTGACCACTGAATCACGGTTGATCGCACCAATATTGCTGATGACATCAGCCAGAGTCATATTTGCGGGATCGTCAGCACCTTCATAAATCAGGATATTCTGCTGACCAAATATGATGAGCAGATTGTTGTGAGCCATCAGAGCAGTGATTACGTCATAGCCAGAGGGCCAGACATTGGTTAGATCGAGACTACCAGCAGAACCAGTTGACCAATCGACACCATTGAGCAAGTTGCTCCAGTAAATGGTTTTCTTGTTACTAGAGGTATCAGCAGCCCACAACCTGCCGTAAGCACCCAGAACGATGTGAGCACTTGGTGGTGTCCCTGCAGCACTGGCATGAGCAGTGATCTTAGTCAGAGCACTGGTTCCAGCATCATAGACCAAAGGCTCATGACCTCTTTGAAACAGGTAGTGATCATCGTTCAAAGTTGCAGATGACCAGTTGTTTGCCGTGATGGTATATGAGCCAGGAGTCGTGTCTGTCAGAGTAGAGGTTCCGGTGAAAATCTTGTTGTTCCCAGCAGTGAAGACAACCTTTGTCCCATCTTGCTGCACAAACTCCGAAACGTGTTCGATCCCAGCACTTGACCCTAGAACAGACGATCCGTTCGTCGAGGTCATGCTGTAGCCCTTTCTAGCAGCAATCCTGCCCTGCTTGTCAATCACGGCATTGTCAGCAATTGCTGCAAAAGCCTGAGACTGCATCAGAGGGCTGTCTTGGGTGTTAATGCCACCAAAGCCAGGAGCTGCAATTGTTATGTTCTGTAGTTGTTGAGCCATAGTTACAACCTAAAGAAATCAAGCTCCCCTGGCTGTCTGGACGCATCCATCGCAATCGCATCAGCCAAAGCACCCTGAGCAACAACGAACTGCTCTGCAGCAGATTGCCCACCAGTCTCTCCACGCTCCCTCAGAGCCATTGCATAAGCCAACTGGACTACTGGGTTGTCTGGTACTAACAACTGAGTGGCATCAGCCTCCAGAGCTGCTTGAGGTATGACACAGACAAACTTTAGCGTCTCAATCGCATTAGGAGTGGGATAGACAGAAACCCTAAGCAAACCATCTGAATCGACACCATCGATGATGAAGTCACTTGGCGATCCAGTGCTTGCTGTTGCCAAAATAGTCTTCTCCTCGTACCAGATAGCGTTTCTCTGGGTGAGGTACTTATTGGTCGTGTCATTCATACCCCTTTTGACCAGGGAGTTGATCTTAGCCCCTGTGAGGCTGTATCGAGCCTGATCTACAACAGTGGGAAAGCTGACTGTCGATCGTTGTGAAGTCCACTCATGAGAGTTCTCAACAGTCTTCTTGGCATCGTTAACCAGCTCACCGACGAGAGCACTGTAATCAGTCTCTGAGGCAGTTGTGACAACCGTTTCTCGCAGTCTTCTCAGGACAGCATTTATCAAATCTAAATAAGTCATATATTCAGCACCCGTGAAAGTAGAGGTGTCAGCTCGTAATCAAGACCGCGATTTTCCAAGACAGAAAGTGCTGCAGGTGTCCTGGCTGTTTGCATAAATAAGTTGTAGACATCACCAGTCCCACCGGAACCCCCTCCAGTACCACCAGTGCCTGGATCAGTCCCTGGCCCTTCTCCAGAGCTAGGGTTGCAGTTACCATCTGCTGGAATTGCTTGTCCTGCTAGAATTGTTCCTGTCGGACAGAAACCGCCACCACCAGGGCCAGGATTACAATTCCCATCTGCTGGCACTAACTGACCAGCAAGTTTGGTTCCTGCTGCGCAGACATCATCTCCATCACCTGGATTGCAATCACCGTCTGCGGGTTTTAGTTGTCCCTCAAGCTCAGTTCCTGGCCCACAGTTGGGGTTGCACTCTCCATCTGCAGGAGTCAGTTGTCCAGCCAATTGCGTACCAGCTCCGCAAACACCGTCACCATCACCATCACCAGGATCACAGTCTCCATTTGATGCAATGGTTTGACCTTCTAACCTTGTACCTGGTGGACACGTTTTTTTCGTGAAATCTGTGTTTGAGTAGTCAGGCACACATTCTCCCGAAAACGGTGAGCGTTTTTGACCTGCTGGACAATCTCCCAAAGTTGTTACAGTGTTTGTGCTACCTGTGCCATCTGTGTTGTTAGTGTTGTTGGTGTTGTTGGTGTTGTTGGTGTTGTTGGTGTTGGTGGTGTTGGTATCAACTGTGACATCATACGGATCGGCATTGTTCAACACTGCAGCAGACAAACCACCTAATATTGCTGCTGCATTTTCAAGCAGACCATCACCATCCTGATTGTTCTGGTTATTCTGGTTATTCTGGTTGTTTTGGTTGTTCTGGTTGTTCTGGTTGTTCTGGTTTCCTGTCCCTGCATTTGGGTCATTGTTTGGATCGCCAGACTCATTTCCTGTTGACGTTCCAGTGTTAGGCCACTGCCCTCTCGGATATTGGAAAGTAATTACAGTCCTGCCATTCGGATCGTAAGTTTCCCCAGTATCTGCTTCATACTGTGCAATGACTTCAGGTGAAGGATTGTATGTTCGCCAGACGTTGTATTCGTCATTGAATACGCCACCAGTTGGAAATGCTGGCCCTGTGTTCATCCAGACAGTTCCATCTTCATCCATATAGGTGTCTCTTAGCTCAGGTTCCGCACCAACATCTCTGACATCGCCACCAGCACTTTGGTCTGAACTTCCTGCATTGCCCATAGCTGCATCAACAATTGCTGCAGCTTCTGCTGCATTAGGGTCATTGGCTGTCGCTGTTGCCGCTGCAGTAGCTGCTGAAGATGCTGCATCAGCCTGGTTCGTTGTAGTTACAGAACCCCCTCCTCCGGCTGCAGGGATTCCACTAGCATCAACCGTTGTCGAGGATGAGGCTCCACCACCTCCTGCTTCTTGATTGGTGGTGACTACATTAAGGTCAATCAAACCACCTTCATCTTCTCGAACTCCATAGGGACTCGATGCACCATCGTAAGGTAATTTCTCATAGCCTTCGGCTGACAAATTTACTTCTTCACCTAACTCGCTCCAAACTGATGTCATGACCTCAGCTTTGACATCATTAGGAGCACCAGTCTCGACAAGCCAATCGTCTGCTAACTGAGCTATCCTGACCTTCTTCTCCTGATCAGACAGAACAGTGTTTGACTGTATCTCTGCAACCTCAGCATTTAATTCCTCTTCCATCTGCGCCAAAGCATTGTCCGCAACTAGCTTTGTCGTTTCCTGCTCGATCTGATCCGCTAGGGACATTCCAGAGCCAGGATCAAAGTTCAGTGATCCATCGACGTTAATATCGACAAGATCGGCATTGATGATGTCATTGACCAAGTTTCTACCGTTTATGATGTCATCCAAGTCACCAATGAAATCAGAGCTACTGCCAAAGACATCAATCACCCCATCAATCTGATTGGTTTCCTCGCCAAACTGTGGATCAGTTCTGCTCATGACTTTCTATTTTTCCCGTTGTTTTCACTACCGCTAGAAAAGAAAAACGCGCTTATCCCAGACAATAGCCCTCCCATATAGCCGATGACTAGGTTCACGATTCCAGCATCGTGATCTGGGGTCATTGTGACGAGAAAGCTATACGCAACAAATGAGAGCAACGTAATGATTGCAAAAACTTTAGGAGTCCAATCTGTTGCAAAGTGCTCTCTTGCGTTCTTCCTATCGTCAACCTCTGTCTTGTAAAGCTCCACATTGCTCTGCAACCGTTGCAGCTCTATCTCTGTATTATTTAACAGCTCTGCCTTCTCTGGATGAGCCTCAACGTGTTTCTCTACATCCTCAAGCGTACTATCTGCTGGAATTCCTAACTTGTTTGCTGCCATCTTGACAGCCATTCCAGCAAGAGGATTTGCTGTCGTGGCAACATTCACCAAAGTCGGAGCAAGTGCTTTCAGCAATCCCTTCATTTAATAAACATCCAGAGCCTGACTAATACCTCAAGATTCCTGATCACTTTTGTCAGCAGTGTCAGCTTCGACCACCTCATCGATCGTCTTGCAAACATCTGGGATCGATTGCGTTCCTAAAACAGCGTTTCCTGCAGCCCTGGCAATAGATCGGGTCGCAACGTACACCTCGCTGCAATATAGAGATTTGTTTGCGATCATGTCTTCGGTGACTGTGCAACTGCTCATAGCTATAAGGGTGATGCAGATCAAATAACGCATAAGTTCTCCAGGTCTAAGTTTTCAACTCGTGGCTTGTAGCTAGTACCCATCATGTGATCACTTATCAGCTCTTTCAGATGTGATCTTCGATCCTGATCTCTGAACTCCTTTGGAGGGTTCAGATAGTCTTTGTCATCGTTCCCGCAGTAAATTATGTCCTGGTCAGGGGAAGCCGTGAGTAAACGTGGAATGACTGCCACTATGTCGGAACCGCTCACTACCGAAACATTGCAGCCAAGTCCTGAAGGAGCCTTTGCCCTCCACATCACGTTGGGACGCCCAAACGTGACGAGCCTTATTTTGTCTTTTGAGAATCCATGCCCCAAGAGTCTCAATGCCGCAACAGTAGCTGACGCACCCCCAAGACTATGACCGATGCAGTAAGTGACCTTAGAAGGATCGAGCTGCTTTCTGATTGGCTTCCAAACAGACTTCTGACTGATTGCAAAGCCTGCATGAACCCACTTCCCACCTACTCGCCAGGGGAAGCAACTCGCATTTGCAGCCCAATCAATTGCACTGTTCGTGCCTCGATAGATCACATACTGCTTATCGTCATGCTTATATAAGAAAGCACAGGCGCCGATCTTGCTCTCATATTTGAATGCACCTGGGATCGCATCGTCATAAGCTTGTTCTGCAAGTCGAGCAGCCAGATCGAGCTCTGTTTTTGTGAGCGTCAACGTCATTGCATCGAACTCACATAGCTAATCACTGCAACAACACCAAGCCACATTAGACGCTCTAGCATCGCAACTCGGAGTTCCTTGTCCATCTTCTGGTCGATCTTGTCGAGCTTAGCGTCAACACTTTCAAAGTTTTTGAACAATGTGTAGACCTGCTCTTCCAACCTAGTCACTCGCTCTTCTATGTGTTCCACTCTGCCACCGCTATCAACAAAATAACCAAAGACATCAGTGCTGCAGGAGTCGCTAAAACCATCCCAAACCACCACCACTTTGGTAAATCTCTAAATTTCATATACCTTAGCTATATTGAGAAATTAAAATAACGGCGTAAATGATCACTCCGATTCCAGACATCACACATAGCCCTATAAAAGTCCCATCAATTAACATTTTCCTTCTTGCAGCTTTGGCTTTCGCTGCAGCCAATCTTCTTTCTCGTATTCTTTTTCGATCCCTCATCATGTCCTTGTAATGCTGCTCGGACATATTCCAGACAATCAATGTTCTTAGCTGCGCCTCCATCTGCTCCATCTGGTATCGAGCATTTAGATTTTCTAGGCTCTCAGCCTCTGGGCTATTTCTAGAAAAATAATCTCCGTTCTCTGCTTTGACCTCTGCTTCACGGATCGCATCAGCACAGTTGTAAAACTGCTGTATCTTGCCAACGCATTGCTGGAAGTCTCCATTTGCCTCAGCAACTGCATTGCAGAACTGTACTGCTTTCCTAGCGCCAGCAATCAGCATTCCTATTTCTGCGATTGCCATTCTCAGTAGACCTTTACACCATCCTGATTAGGATCGACCAGGATCGGCTTGCAATATGCTGTAATGTTTATCGATGTGCTCGGCGATCCTCTGCGTCTTAGCTTTGCCGCAAATGAATTGCAGGTATCCAAATTAAAAAAGCACATAGCCTCACGGCAAGTATCGTTAGCTACCTCCACGCCTCCAATGGTCATTATTAGTACAAAAACATGAACCACAATACATACTTTTTACTCTTCAGCAGTCTCCAAAGACTCTTTGAGCATCTTCAAAAATGATTCTTTGCCAACCTGTAGTTGTTGAAGCTGAAAGTTCATGTTGCCAATCTTTCTGTCCAAATCTAAACAGTGGTTGGTCAGAACAATCTGCTCTTCTGTAAAATCAGCAGTGTCGTATTCAACTTCGTCTATCGTAATCATCTGAGCTTTGTTGTCTTTACTCATTAGATTTCTCCATTATTTACCACGGAAGTCCTGTAGTAGTTACAGGGTTTTTATCAGCCTCAATCTTTTGAGTAAGGCTAGATTCTGTTGCGTCTTTGTCTACTGAGTCCCAAACCCAAGCTAAAACGTCAGCTTCAGTTAAAGAGTCATAGGCTACAAAGCCGTCAGCAGTTGCGTCTGGTGTAAAACCACAAGTGCCATAAGCAGAGGCAGAGTAGGTTACGGCATCATCATCAGTACCAACAGTTTCTTCTGCTGATACTCTCCAATGAGCTACGGTAACTCCACCGTCTGCTGTGTTTCTTTCAAGTTG